AAGGGCCGGAAAACTGAAAAATAAAGTGTCGGGTAGGGTTTGGTAGGCCGGAAACGGTTCGAAGAAGCCGGGCCCGGGGGATTGAAGGCCCCGTATTAAAAGCAATAAACAGTAATTTATGCGCAGGGTTGGGTATATCATCGAGGAGATCGTGGAGCCTTCCAACATGGAGGCTTCCTTCCGGCAGGTCCTTCGCGGCAGCAAGCGTAAACGCAGCCGCCAGGGGTGCTATCTGCTCGCGCATAAGCCCGAGGTGTTGGAGGAGCTGGTCGCGCAGATCGCATCCGGTACTTTCCGCGTGAAGGACTACCGTGAACGCGAGATCATCGAGGGCGGCAAGCTACGCCGCATTCAGGTGATCCCGATGAAGGACCGCATCGCCGTGCATGCCATCATGGCGGTGGTGGACCGCCATCTGCGGAAACGTTTCATCCGTACCACCTCCGCCAGTATCAAGAGACGGGGGATGCACGACCTCCTGGCGTATGTCCGCCGTGACATGGCCGAAGACCCTGATGGTACACGTTACTGTTACAAGTTTGACATCACCAAATTCTACGAGAGCGTGAAGCAGGATTTTGTGATGTATTGCGTCAGCCGGGTGTTCAAGGACGCAAAGCTCGTGACCATGCTGGAGAGCTTTATCCGCCTGATGCCTGAAGGTCTGAGTATCGGCCTGCGCAGCTCGCAGGGGCTGGGCAATTTGCTTTTGTCTGTGTATCTGGACCATTATCTGAAGGACAGGTATGCCGTGCGTCATTTCTACCGCTATTGTGATGACGGCGTCGTACTGGGTAAAACGAAAGCGGAACTGTGGAAGATTCGTGATGCCGTCCACGGGCGCATGGAGTGTGCCGGTCTCCTGGTGAAGGGGAACGAGCGCGTGTTCCCGCCGGGCGAGGGCATCGACTTTCTGGGGTATGTGACTTTCGGTGCGGACCATGTCCGCCTTCGCAAGCGCATCAAGCAGAAGTTCGCCCGAAAAATGCACGAGGTAAAATCGAGAAGGAGGAGGCGTGAGCTGATAGCGTCGTTCTACGGGATGGCCAAGCACGCCGACTGTCATACGTTGTTTAAAAAATTAACAGGCAAAGACATGAGATCATTTAAAGACTTGAA